AGAAGGTGCCGGTGGACGTTCAGGATTTTAAGACCGAGGCCGACGAGCTGGCTCACCTGGTGGCAGACAATCGTATTGCTGAGCTTGCAGAGATTGACCGCTCGGGACTGGCTGATATTATAGGGGAACTTGATACGGGTGATTTTGACCTAGACCTCACTGGTTGCACGGCAGTAATGATGGGTGATGACGATTTAGATATGGACTCTTTTTTTGAGGACTCCGACAAAATGCCAGAGGACAAGGAGGGCAAAGTAGCGACCTGTCCTGAGTGTTATCACCAGTTTGAAGTATGAACATTTACCTCGCGGGTTGCTACTCAAGGCAATTCGTATTTGACGAAACTATGGATATTTATTTAGCAGGGGCAGCAACCGGAAACAACGTTGCTATTTGGCGAGACAACTCCAAAGACAACCCGACTGCTGCAATGGAAAAGTTGTGCGGGTCAACAGATAAAATTTATGTCTTAGAATCCTTTTACTACATGAAAGACTGGATGACTCCCTACATAAAGAATCATTGGAATTTTATGCTAGACTCCGGTGCATTTACTTTCATGGAAGGAAACCAGGGCAGCGAGGTAAAATGGGACGACTATGTTTCGCGGTATTGCGACTTCATCAACAAGCATGATATTGATTTGTTTTTTGAGTTGGATATTGATTCCGTGTCTACGCTTTCCCATGTTGAAGCAATGAGGAAAAAAATAGAGGCCAGGACGGGCAAGCAATCAATACCGGTATGGCACAGGTCTAGGGGTAAAGCTTATTTTATTCAGATGTGCAAAGACTATGATTACGTTGCTATTGGCGGTCTGGTTTCTGGTGAGTGGAAAGGCACAGACCCGGATGTCTTTAAGTGGTTCATCAATACGGCCCATGAGCATGGTAGCAAAATTCACGCACTAGGCTATACCAATTTAAAGGGGTTAGAAAAATACAAATTTGATAGCGTTGATTCAACTGCATGGACTTCTGGAAACAGGTTTGGCTGTTTATATTATTTTAAGAACGGAGAGCTAAAAAAAATTATGTCCGGACCAAAACAAAGAATGGCAAAACCCAGAGAGTTAGCTGTGCAAAACTTCAAGGCATGGCTAAACTTTCAACGATATGCAAAACAATACATGTAAAAAAATGAAAACAGTAATTATATACTCAGGAGGCATGGACTCAACCGTTGCCTTATATCAACAAGTAAAAGAAAACGGAGCGGAAAACGTATTTGCCGTCTCCTTTAATTATGGCTCTAAACATAATGACGCTGAATATGAAAGAGCAAAAGCGACAACTGAAAAGTTAGGCGTTGAGCATATCAGAATTGATATGCTTTTTATTAGCGAGTTATTTGATAGCGACCTGCTCAAATCTGGGGGCGACATACCAGAGGGCCACTACGCAGACGAGAGCATGAAGCGAACTGTAGTTCCTTTCCGCAATGGTATTATGCTTTCAATCGCTGCGGGGATAGCCGAGTCAAAAGGATGCGACCAAGTAGTAATTGGCAACCATCATGGCGACCACGCAATCTACCCGGATTGCAGAGAGGGTTTCATACTTCATATGTCAAAAGCTATGGCCCTGGGCACTTATAATGAAACAAAAGTCCTGTCGCCATTTTGCCATTTGAGAAAAGAAGATATTGCCCAAATTGGCCAACAGCTTGGTGTTGATTGGCAATTGACATATTCATGCTACAAAGGGAAAGAAGATCATTGCGGGGTCTGCGGGACTTGCACGGAGCGCATTGAAGCATTCAAGATAGCCGGGATTGAAGACCCAACCACATACACCGAGCTATGAAAGAGCATTTAGCAACCAAACTGATACCCCTGGGGTCAACCACGTTCAGGCAATGGCGCGCTGATAGTCATTGTCAATACATTCACGGATACAGGCTACTTAGTAAAATTTGGTTCAAAAGTAAAACACTAGACAAGAACCATTGGGTGTTTGACTTTGGAGATTGCAAAGACTTAAAGCGAGCCCTTGAACACCAGTTTGATCACACGTTCTGTGCTTCATCTGACGATCCGGAACTTGAGATATTTAAAAGGCTTAACGATGCCGGGTTGATTCAGTTAAGGGTTATGAGTGATGGAGTGGGTATAGAAGAAACAGCAAAATGGGTTTTCAATAAAGCAAATGACTATGTGTCACAAAGGACAGGATGTAGGGTCAGCGTTGAGAAAGTCGAAGTATGGGAGCATGAGGGAAACAGCGCAATTTATAAAAACGAATAATGAAAGACTACTTAACACTTAGCGACGATCTTGCTTTTTACACCATAGAGGGCGAGGGCGAGCACATAGGAAAACCATCTGTTTTTTTAAGGCTATCCAATTGCAATTTAACTTGCAAAGGATTTGCCACTAAAGATTCACCCCATGGTTGCGACTCTTATGTTTCATGGTCAAAGAAAAACAAATACACCTTCAATGAACTCAACGACTTCTTTGCTAGAAACCTTTTTGTGGGATATCTGGAAAGGGGTGCGATACTTAAAATCACAGGAGGCGAACCATTACTGCAAAGGGCGGCATTGAAAAACTGGCTAATATCCTTTACAGAAAGATTTGGATTTGATCCCCGCGTTGACTTTGAAACCAATGGGACAATCCTTCCCGACGATGAATACTGGAGTGCTGACAATCAAAGGGTTTCATTTACAGTATCACCAAAGCTATCTAATAATGGTGATTCCCTAAAATTAAGATACAAACCCGAAACCATAAAATGGCTTTCAAGCCGGGGCGCGTGTTTTAAATTTGTTGTGACTGATCAAAGCCAAGTAACCGAGATATACGAGCAATACATAAACAAAGGGCTAATATCAAAAGACAGGGTATGGTTAATGCCGTGCTGTGGCAGCAGAGCAGAACACACCGAAAGAAGTCAACTCGTTGCTGAACTCTGCAAATGGAATAATTTCAACTTTTCCCCTCGACTACAATTGGTCATTTGGGATATGGCCTTAAAGGTCTAAAAACAAAAAAAAAAATGAAAAAGGAAAACGTAAGTATTGAAGATATCACAAGCAAAATACCTAGTAATCTAGGGAGAGGACATAAAATTTATGGTATACCAAAAGGCGGGTGGAATATTGCCCACTTGTTAGAAAAATTAGGGCATGGGAATATTGAATACGATATTGAAAAGGCTACACTAATTGTAGATGATATTGTTGACTCAGGGACTACCAAACTAAGATACCAAAAGAAAAACACCAAAGCTGCGTTTTTTGCTCCTTATGATAAAATTAAAAACCCAAATACACCTTGGGTTGTATTTCCCTGGGAAGGAGGCAATGAGTCAAGCATAGAGGATTGCGTGGTTAGGCAACTGCAATATTTGGGAGAGGACATTACCAGGGAGGGTTTGCTAGAAACCCCAAAAAGAGTGGTCAAGAGTTGGGCAAAGATTTTTGGTGGATATAGCGAAGACCCAAAAGACCACATTAAACTTTTTAACTCCGAGGGCTGTGACGAAGTAGTATTGCTCAAGGATATTGAGTTTTACTCTAATTGTGAGCACCACATACAACCATTTTTCGGCAAGGCCCACATTGCCTATATACCAAACGGAAAGGTCATCGGCGTTTCTAAATTGGCACGGATTCTAGAAGTATATACAAGGAGACTCCAAATACAGGAGCGCATTGGGACGCAAGTAGTCAAGGCCCTAATGGATGAGTTGAAGCCACACGGGGCCGCTTGTATCATAGAGGCAAAGCATTTTTGTATGGTTTGTAGAGGCGTGGAAAAGCAAAATTCAACAATGATGACATCTGCATTAAGGGGTGTGTTTAAAGATGATGCAAAAGCAAGGGCCGAACTAATGAGTATGATTCAAAAATAAAAGAATGGAAGACAACAAAAGGTATGACCAGATTGAGCGGGTAAACATTGCTAACATAGTAGCAAAGCTCAAAGAAGGCAAAACGCTGACGGCATCTGACCGCAGGGCTTTGGAGAACCAACGTCGAAAGGAGGCCGGATTAAGACCACAGCAAACCGAGTCAGAGACGGCAAAAGAGTTTGGCGTTACTCGTGACACCGTTGTGCGGTGGAGGAAAATGAAAGCGCCTTTCGACGGCAAAAATGAGGATGTTTACCAGTGGATGGTTAATAGCAAGATAACCGGCGGCAAAGATTGGAAGCGTGCCTTTAGAGACGCCAATCCAAGCAAGTTCCCTAAAAAGAAAACAACAAAGAAAGAGGCAAAGAAAACAGCAACTAAGACCGCTGAGCAGCTGCGCGATGAATACTTTGTTGAGCTTCAGGAAGCCAAGGAAGCCGGAGACGATGCACGGGAGAAGATTGCTCTTGATGCTTATCTAAAGATCGACAAGCAAATCAGAGAGCAGGAGGCCCACAATAAAAAGCTCGGGCTCGATAGCGGCGAGACACTATCGCGGCCTGAGGTCGAGCGTATTCTACAAAATTGGATTTGGGGCGGCAATGCGTGCTGTGATAAATACTCCAAGCAGATTGCCCAGCGCCTCAGTAACAAGTCTCCAGCCGAGGTCCACAAGGTGCTCAAGCCCATGCTCACGGGCCTGCTAGTATTCGAAGGGCTCAAGCGGATGGCGAAAGTGCCGGGCGATATTAACTTGCCGCAATGGGTGATTGACTGCGTGCAGACTGAGCGGAAGTTTTACCTTAAACCATGAAAGATGAGGTCGAGCATTATGAGGAAGCCGACCCGATAACATGGATTGAAGAATCCATACAACTCGACTACGGCAATTTCAAGCGGGAGCATCACCCGCTAATGCTCGACCCTTTACGGATGGCGGCAACAAAGCGCGGCGGGTACGTTGGCTTAATTGGCTCGGTGCAGCATATTAAGACACTGACGGCCCAGCTTGTGCAGCTCTACGGGATGCACACATCGCCATGCAACGCCGCGCACTATGACTTAACTGCTGAGGCATTGAAGGAGCTTAGTGACGATAAGCTCATGCCGCTGATTGATAACACGGACAAGATAACCAAACTCATTCCAGACGAGCCCAGGCGCCGGACTAAGTTCTACACCAGCACGCCGCACGGCTTTCTCCGCTTGCTATCCGCTGGCATCTTGGCGAACAGGAACAGCAAGACCTTGGAGCGGATCACGGCTGACGAATCATGGGCTTATAAAGATGAAGAGTCATGGCTTGAACAGATCCACGACCGCCAGAGCTCATTCACCTGGCAGTGGCAAATGTTCTTGCCGAGCTCAGGCCAGACGGCAGGCAGCCAACTCGATCAACTCTGGAGCAAGTCAACACAACGCACATGGCATGTAAAATGCGATTGCTGCGGCG